TCACTGGCGACGTATGGGTTTTCCCAGAATTCGGTAAGGCGGTTAATCTCATCACCGAAACGCTCACGACCAATAAGAGCTGCTTTGGCGTGTGAGCAGTTTTCTTCTTGCATGATTGTGGCGATTGCTTGGTCAGAAAGCGTCCATGAAGGCTGTTGTTTAACAATGTCACCAACGCGGATTTCAATGGCGCGGTGAATAACGTCACATTGTTCTGCAAGTGAGTTAAGAACTTGAAACGGAACCTCAGTCTGTGTGAGGTTGAGGTTAATTGCGGTCTGGTACTCGTACTTACGAGGCATAGCGCGACCTGAGTCGTCAAGGACAACGTCAATAGGCGCTGGGAGTAGTGGTGCTGCTGGTCCGAGCATTGCTCCGAAACCACCGCCACCTTCTGTAAAACCAGGGCGTGGCATTGGAACTGCTTGTCCGATTGTCGTAACGATACCTTGACCGGCAGTTGACATTTCGTTAGCAGCGTAAGCAGAGTTGTACGCTCCGCCTCCGAGAGGTGTTGAGGCCATTCCAGCCTTCTGCATTTCAGCGACAATTTCCGCAGCGAGCGTACTCTTGTCCTTGCGCTTAAATAGAGCCACTTATTGTCCTCGGTGAGATGGGTTGATGCCTGATGAGTATAACTGCGCTTCGGGTGTCCTTAATGAGACCCCACAGTTCTTACATCCGAACGAATCAACCTCATTGGGTTGTCCACACGCGCCACAAGGCGGTGCGAGTTGTGCAAAAAATCTATCAGCCGAAGAACCGGTAGCGAGTTTCAACTCCGCTAAGGCGTGAACTAAAGCGTCTAGTCGGTCTGGTGAGTATCCTGAGTCAGGAAGCCAGCCGGTCATTTGGTCTTCTAATACTGCAAATTCTCCGACGTGCGAAACTCGGCCTTGCTCATAGAGCGCTGCAATCGGTTCGGCGCGGAGCCTTTTGCCCAATTTAGCCACAATTCCTGAATAAGGAATGGTCGGGTCAACTGAGCGAAGCGTTAGCTCAACCATGTCGCCACCTTGATTCTTTTCGGCAACAATTCGGTCAGCGTTGAATTCGTTGAAAGCGTTTATCGCTTTGTTAGCCCACCCAGAAGGAGTATCACGGCAACTGCGGTCAGCAAGAACATAAGCGCGTCCATCTTCTCCTTTGGCAACGACGACTATTCCAGTCTCGTCGGCATTTTCACCTGATGTGGTGGCTGGGTCAACTGCAACTACAATTCTGACTAACTCTGGGGCTTCTTTCACCCGTTTAGAGTCAATCATCTCCAACGTCCAAAGAGCGTCGGGATTGTCAGTTAACAATTCACCGTAAAGTTCCTGTCGTCCGATTCGAGTTCCCTCGTAACGGTTTCGCAATTCAGCGAGCGCAGCCTCAGACAGGTTAGCTGCATTATCAAACGTACTACCTCTGGTGACGACTACGGAACCGTCTATGCGGTTTACAAACTCTTTAATAAGTTTCGTCGGGCGAGGTGTCGTCGTGATAACGACTTGTGGGTTTCCAATTCGGAGCGCCGGTGCTAAACCAGCAGTCCATGTTTCTTCGTAGCGCCATGCAGCGAATTCGTCCAGCCATGCGCCAGACAAGTTAAGTCCACGCGCTCGGTCTGGTTCATCTGCGGAAATCATGTGAATCTTAGAGCCGTTGGAAAGTGTGATTTGTCCGTTGGTCTTGTTGTAGTGCTTTAGTTGGCCGGGTTGTAGCGATTTTATAATTCCCGAAGGGCCTTCTATGCAAGTTCGGCGTACGTCGGTGAATGTCGGGGCAACTACGGCCCATTCGGTGTTTTCTTGTAGTAGCGCTTGTTCGAGTAACCAGCCAGAGCCGGTAAAGGTCTTTCCCCAGCCTCGTCCGCTAATTACTAGCCAAATACGCCAATCGCCGTCGGGTGGTAGCTGTTCTGGTCTCGCACTCTGGCGATACCTAGAGTTCGTGACCGCTTTCTTCGCTTGTTCGGCTTCCAGTTGTTGCTTCAATAGCTCTAACTGTTCCAGTTTCCTGAGTTCCGCTAGGCGCTGTTCCGCTATCGTCGCCATCTTCTACCCCTAGTTGATTTTGTAGGCGAATAATCTCGCTTTGTATGTAGTCCAGTGTGATTACTTCGTGTCGAATTGGTGCGTCTAGTCCAAGTAGTTTTGTGCGCCGGTCTTGTATCGCTAGCACTCGGTCAATCGCGAATAACGCTCCGCCTTTTGCTTCGGGGTCTAGTGCTTTCGCCATTGCAACTTCTAGCAGTTGGTCTAGGCGCTCATTCTCTAATCTTCGGTATTCGTCTACCGCCTCGGCTGGAATTGCCGCTAGTGCGTTCTGTACTCGGTAGTAGGCGTGAGACTTGGAGATTCCTAGTGCCTCGGCTATACGGCTATACGTCATGCCAGAACTGCGAAGACGTAGCGCTTCTGTGTCCTTCTGTGCGCTCTCTGCGGTCTTGACGAATCCGCCTCTACTGTTCACACTTGGCACGTAGACCCTTCGACATTTTGCGCATTGTACCTTACAAAGATACCACATTGGCAACACACGCGCCTAGAAAGGCGTTTAGCGTGGTTACAGTGACACTATGAGGAAGGGTGCGCGGACTGTGGTGCAGTGCTTCTCAGTCGCTTCAAGTGCCATCATCAAAGCGCCTTCGTCGGGGTCTTCACTCGTCGAGACAGCCAACGCCCCCAAGCACACCGCACCACCTGACCCGATAGCGCCATAGGTCACGCCTTCTCGGTTAGGTCGGGTCTCAATGACTCCGCGGTCACTATTCACCTCATAAAGACGAACCCCCGAAGAGGTGCGCTCTATAGCGAGTAACTCCCATTCGCCCTTCGTCTCTTCGTCCAGCCTCACGGAGTCGAGCAACTGCGCCAGACTCGGAAGATGGCTTTTAGCTGCCACAGCGAAGAACTGACTACCAGCACGCCACGACCCAGCAAACCCCAACAGCAAGTCGCCGAACCTAGCCACTTTCGGAGTCATCGCCAGAGACGCAAGCCCATCATCGTTACTACTCAGAGAGTCGCCACCTATCCACGCCGACCAGCCACGCCCCGAGGGAACGACCAGCCCAGCGACTACCGTCATGGCTTACCTTTCTTCCACCTGTAGGAGTTGCGAAGGTATAAAGGCGCATAGACGAGACCAGCGAAACAAAAGCCGAATTGGTGAGACTCGAAGCCGTACACCGCCCATAGGGAGGAATTGACCGCCAGAAACACCCAAGCCCACCAGAGACGACGACCGACGAGGAAAGCACCCAGCAGACCGAAACCCTCGAGAATAAATGACCAAAGCACCTAACAAGTCTAAAGCAATAAAGAGAAGAGTGCTTAGAGGCGCGCCATAGGTGGAAACTAAGGAGAGACACCACCAAAACCCAAGCCACACAGGGGAAGACGAAACCGCGCCACCTGACGCGCCACCTTATGACCGACCTAGACCCACACACACCAGAGACAGAGAAAACGCCGAGAATCGAAACACAGCGCGAGCCATTCAGACAACAAGCGCCAGTTCAACCGGCTAGCTTTGCAGCGGAACACGAAACACCAAGCAAACAAAGGAGAAACGAGGGGGAGAAGCACAAAACACGAAAGCCAGCGTTCTAACGCCTAGACGAACGAAGGCCCCCAGAATACGCACACAGCCAAACAGACCACCCAGAGACACCCAGACCCACACCCACACACCCCCCCCCAGAAAGCAGAAAACCGGCTCCCGTAGGAACCGGCTTAATGCTCTTTTAGTTAGTTACTCAGTACCACCGCCAGAGACAGACCAGCAGAGCAAGCAAGAACTGACACAAGATAATCATAAACTACACCCCCCACAGATAAAGACTGCTCTCGCTAGTTCATCTAGTGACCATTGAGATAAAGCGGTGAAGGTCTCTCCCTCTCTACATAGTTGGCACTCTATGACCATTGAGACGAATTGTTCCCCTGTTATTTCTTCGGCTCTAGTTTTGGTTATACGTTGGAACCGCATTTTGTGCCCTCCTCTAAATCACACTCAACAAACTTGAACCAATCAGACGCGAGGCAGAACATCTTGTCTTCGTACCATCTCGAAACTATCTCCGCTATCTCCTCGGGAATAAGTCCGTTCTGCTCCTCTAGCTTTTTGACGACACAAGACAACTTGCACCAGTATTCGGCGTGAGCGACTCCATCAAACAAGACGAGACCCTCGGTTCCCTCTGTGTATGTATTGTTGCAACTCATTAAATGTTCTCCTCTGTCTCTTCGGCTCCAAATTCGGCGCAAGTGTGAGCGACCATGTCGTTCAATGCTTCGAATAGTTCGTGTTGCTCGCTCTCGCTGAGATTCTTAACCATCTCTGCGGTGACGTGAGCGCTCCAAACTGTCTCTATGTATTCCGCCTTCATTGTTCCACCTCTTCAACATCTCCGCCTGAATGTTTTGACATTCCCCAGCCGAGTTCGTCACTTGCTATCTCACTAAGTAGTTTTTCTGCTTCATCAATAGAATCAGCCTCTACCTCAAAAGTAAAACAGTAATTTTGTCTATAAGTTTTCATGAATTCAATTCCTTTTCTTGTAGGTATTGCGCGAGGTCTTCCCACGCTTTGTAGGTTTTGTCTTTGTGGTGCTTTTCG